GGGAGTCTCTAGGACTCCTGTATGTTTACATGTTTGCTTCATGGGTTATTTAGTTTTCCATCTAATTTACGCAAGGGCATACTCGTATGCCCCAATGCGTGCAATGGCGGTCGTAACAGTCGCCGCCGTAACGCCAGTGAGGGTTAAGGTTGCAGGCGTCGCAATCACATTAACACGTGTGGTCCACGAAATCGACGTGGAACCACCACTAGCAAGCAAAGGTTGCAGTGTGGCCGCTGTACAATTTACAACCGTGTACGCCGGCGTTCCCGCCAACGTCGTACCACCAACGGACCAACCGATGATGTACTGCCCAAGGTTGTAGAAGGTGATGGTATTACTAACGGCCGCTACATCAAGCGTGCCATAAATAAAACCACCATCAGTTCCAAATATCGCTCCCTGTGCCAATCCGACCGACCCATTGGTAATCTTACCATTAAGAGCCAACACAAGAGGAAGCTGTTTCTTCAACAGCGTGATGTCATACGACACCCACAATTCTCCTAGGTTGACACTGGCGACACTGCACCCCTGTGTCGCCAACTGGAAGTTACCAAGGTCAGTCAGTCTGAGATCCTCACCAGTGGTTGTAGCATCAGCAACATACAACACATTAGTTGGGCGTTCCTTCATGGAACACTCAACACCATGGTAAAGGTCTGAACTCGCTTTCGCACTCATGCAAAATTGCGAGTTTTCCATGACCGCCTTCGATGTAAAATCGGCATCAGTGGGGTCATACTCGGTAGCCATTATGACAGTTCCCAACGCCTGGGAAGAACCATTAAACTCCGAGCTAGTGCTGCGATAAGAGAATACCAAACCATTCACTTGATACTGATCAAATGAACTGGCAATCGTGGACAACCATGGGAACGTGGCTGACACTCCAGGGTTAATCCGGTACGAGTTATTGTTAAACGCACCAATAGTGGTGCTACTAATGACGTCACCAATATACTCCTTCTCTATCACACGGATGTTGCGTCCAGACGTCACAAAATCCGGGGCCTGTTGGTCTCGACCTGATATGAAACTACCTTTCATAATCGAGTTGGAAACTATCCTGTAGTCCCCAAAACCCATCAACTTGGACACACCGGCACCAGCCCACCTACCGAGGTCCTCACGGCCAAGGATCGTTTTCCCAGCCTTCCCGCCAACATCACGAATCGCATCACGCACCAAATACGTGCTAACAGCCTTTTCAGACTCTGGCTTTGCACTTGGTTGCGCCTGCTCCTGTTTGGCGGCGGCACGGTTACGACTACTCCTGACCATATCTCGCTTCAATAAAAGAACGCAAGAATTTCCTTGTATTTCGTTTGCGCGGCCCCGGGAACCTCCGCGCACGCCCTGACACAACACTCAAGCTTATCACTAAACTCGACACCATTGTGCCTGGTTTCGTAAACAAGCCCTGCAAACTGCTCAACTGTTGGCAGCTTGTTCGTGAAGAACTTGTTCACAGCTTTGGGCCAAGTATCCAATGATGGTACACCATTCACGAAATGGTGCGAACAAAAGTGGAAGTCCTCAACACACTCGACCATCACATCTCTCAATGTAATGCCGATAGCGGCGTAGTCCTCCACACTATCGAGGTTGTGCAACTCAATGCAATCATCCCCGGCAGTGGTGGGGTTCGGTGAAACCTCAGGAGATGCGAGCTCAGCCATTATGTCGCGATCTATCGAATTCACCGTGGTCGTATTATAAGACCCAGACGGCATAACGCCGACCTCTTTCTTCGCCAATAATGAACCGTCACCAATCGCGTAAGGTAGGTTAGTGGACGTCACCGCCCAAACCTGCAGGGCCCTTCGCAAATGCTGGTACGTAGCACCGGGTTTCAATCGCCGACCAATCGCTAAACTGGATTCACACACGATCTGCTGGCTAGTCATTGCATCAAACCCACCGATGTCATTTGTATCAATCAAACGCGTACCATACCGACGCTTCATCATCTGGTAAAACCTCTCGGCTCCAAAATCATCGAAACCAATTCCAATGGCCGGCCCATACTCCGGGTAACCAGCCTTGAGGGCTCTCTGAAATGGCTCAAAGACAACACGCTCAACTAACTGATCAGCCAAAGACAGGGCCGACACATAACGGTACTTACCAGTCACCGTTTTACGAGCAGGATTCCCCTCCGCTTTCACGAAGGGGCACAGCGGGTCCCGCACGCCCGCCGTAACAGAAGCAATTGGGTCAACAGACCACAAGGCAAGTTCCTCGTCACTCGCCGTCAACCACTTATGCAATCTAGCTCTAACAACGCCAAATAACTCCGAATCCTCCAATGCGTCCTTGTTCACCGCAAACCGCAAGTTATACGGAAACCCAGGATTCCCATCAAGCTTCACTCCACGAACGGCCTTCTGATACATCACATCAAAAGACCCTAAGGGCGGAAGATAACTTAATTCGTTGTTGTTGGCAACGTTGGTGCAACCGGCTGCACACCAACACGCACAGGCTTGGTCTGAGAGACCTGTGTGGCCCCATTGAGGGAGTCGAGTTTCTGTCTTCTCTCTCGCCGCCTTGATGAGGGCGTCTGGGACTCGCGGGAGCCTCTTGGAACAGACACCACGGGAGATGGCCGTTTTGAGAGTGGCAACATCGCCGGCTGGGTAATTGTATTCGCTGGCCTCTGGGAAGATTTCCTTGACGGAACCTGGGAGGGGCTCACGGCGCGTCGTTCGTGCGACGCGTTTTCCAACTTTTCCAACCGACGTAAGACCAGGGTAAGCTGGGAGGTCAGTTGGCTCAAAGAACTCATACTGTCCTCCTTGGAGGTGGTCTCGGAGGAAGGGGTCTGCGACACACACTTCAACTCCTCGATCTCTACCTCCAGTCCTTTCACTGTTTGATACAGGTGAATGATGTTGTCGTTTGTGGTCACATCCTGTTCCGATTCTACAGAATGGGCCCCAAGCGACTCCATCTCCTGAGACGCCGCTTTTATATCAGCACTCTCATTCCCACCACGTTTCTTACTACGTTTGGCACGAGCTTTCGACGACGCGCCAACCTCATATGATTCCAAGTACGCCTCCATTTCACCAAGGGTGTGCTTACGAGGGTCAAAACCAGACGCAAGCATGTCCTCATAGGCATCCTCATCCATATTCCATGGAGTTTCAATCTGCGCAACCATGGCATTCTCATCCCACAGCTGCATGAAATCTCGGTCGTTCCTGGTGAAAAACGCCGCTACGAGCTCATCAAGTGGCCTTTCTTCAAAGCCATCAAACTCATGCGTGTAACCACCATCACGTGCGGTCTCATCCTTATTGACCAACTCAAATGTCAACAAAGATATCGCACGATTCTCATCACCGCCATCGGTGTCTTTCGCCCCAAGGTGGATTGCCACAACCTTACTGTCTTGAACAAGCATCCCACCGGAGGCGCCTTTCACGGTGGAACACGTGTGATAAACAACACCGGGATCCACCATGCTCGCTCCAATTAACTGACCAACGGACTGTTTAGTCCCATCAGTGGTTTTCCAAACCATCGTCGCAGGGCCAACTCGAGAACCGCCGCCAACGGCTTTCTTCATACCAAGGTCAGCCCATTGACCCGAAGTGGGTTTATACTGAATCAGGTCCAACGACTCAGACTTCAGATGAACCTTCAACTTCGACAATGGCACATCAATCCGCCCTCGCACGAGCATTTCCTGGTCGCGCACGGCGTGAAAGGGGACGTACAACAGATCACGGACACGTGAACAAGTCGCGAGGGCAGTGCCCTCCTTGGTCACCAACAAAGCACATGCCTTGGAGTCCGCTGAATCACAGATCTTCGAGTTGGGCGTAACACTCTCATCACGCCTAAATCGGAACATCTTCGCCATTTCCTTCAGTCGTCGAGCTAAACGAGTCGCGACACGCTCCTCCTCATATTGGAGTGGGTCAGCTACAAATAGTTTGGCAACTGGTACATCTGGGTTGCTAGTGATCTCAGTCCTCACAGCAGCAAGGGCGGCTCTCGCCTCCGCTTCGCTTACACGCAACTCCAGGAGCTGTTTTTCAAGAGACAGCTTCTCTCCTTCCACCTGAGCGAGGAGGGCTTTCTGAGGCTCATGCCACCACCTCCCCAACCTCACTCGCAGGCGCCATGCGCTCAAGAACACGAACGCCACGGTGACACACGCCAGCAACCCTAACAACCAATCAAGATTACCAGCTTGTATTTCCGCCATAGCAATCCTGACCTCCCGATTGATTGTGAACGCCGCAATCTCTGCAAACTTCATGGTGCCTTGAGCAGCCAATGCAGTCGCAAACGCTGCCACATTCCACGAGTTCTTCAGCATCTCAACAAGTGAGACCCTATCCGTGTACATCATAATTTCGCTAGCAAATCGCG